CGGCGATGACAACTGGGTCAGGGGAACCCGACCCCAGAACGACATCAACTACCGTAACGGCACCAACTACGACAGGTGGGTGGTAGCCCCCGGCTGGTGGAACGGCACTGACATGGACGACATCGCAATGCCGTACATCTACAAGGAGCCTACAGCCACTGCCTGGGTAGCCAGCAACCGGGCACAAGGACGCTTCAAGTACTTTGCTGTCACGAAGAACAATGCAGGTAACGATGTACTGTGGGGCGGTAACAATGTAACCGACACAGGTAAGACCGTTAGCGGTGCCCACAACGGCACCACCCTCACCATCACGGCCAACGCCGATATCTCCGCTGACGTATCCGCTGGCGACATCATCGTCTGTGGAGTGGGTGCTGACGCGGAACAAGAAGCCATGCTGGTGACAGCCGTCTCCACCGCTGCCATGACGGTGATACGGGCCTACGGCGACGGTGCCGTAATCTATGAGGGCGGCGAGAAGATACATGTCCTCTACCCCCACGGCATACGCTCCAGTTCCGATCCCACCAACTCCGGCTCCTGGTCATCCCTCACCGTCATCGGGCAGAAGGAGTCCCCCATTGTGGGGCTGGCGGTGGAAGAGGACACAGACACCCTACTGATAGCCAAGACCGATGGCCTCTGGCAGCAGTACTATGAGCCACTGGAAGACGGTGGCAGGCTATTTGTGAGGAACCTCACAATCGACTTCAGGGGTAGCGGCCACCCTGGTAACTTCAGGGGCATCCATACCTGGAACAAGCTGGTCTACCTCCCCATGGGAAGGGGTGGGCTGCTGGAGTACAACGTCCAGTCCGGCCAGGCCAGGGACATCAGCTTCACCCTGACGGCAGACGAGTTCACTGACCTGCACGGCGTGGTGCTGGCCATGGCCTCCAGCCCATCTGCCCTCTACGTCGCACTGAAGGACGCCTCTACCCAGGTGATACACATCCTGGCAGGCCACACGGTGACCGTGGACGGTGAGACCGACCTGCGCTGGGACATGATAGGGGAAGTAGGAGCAGGAGCAGCCATCACAGACGCCCAGACCACCCTCTGGTATGACTCCAGCAGGAACGACCACTCCCGTCTGTGGATAGGGTTCACCGAATCAGGTGTTAGTGTCACTCCAAAGTTCATCCCTGTCGGGATCGCTGGCGATGATAAATCTGACGGCTACACCAACGACACAGACTGCGATGCTGTCTTCCCGGCATACGACGGGAACCTCCCCAGGGTGGACAAGCACTTTGCAGAGATGGAGGTCGAGTCGAAGAACCTGGGAGCAGGTGGCAGGCAGTGGGCATTCGACTACCGTCTTGATAACGACCCTACCTGGGTAAGCTGGGACACGGTGAGAGTCTCACCCTTCCAGACCATAGCCTTCCCACCGGGCACCTCTGGCAAGCTGCTGGAGATACGCGCCCGTCCAGCTATGACCAGCGTCGGCACCACCCCACCTGAGATAGTGTCCATCAGGGTCAAGTCCCAGCTGCATCCAGACCCGACCAAGATATACCCCGTCGATCTCTACCTCGCCGACAACCAGATCATCCTGAGTGGAGCGGAGGGGGGCAGGGTGAAGGGAGACCTATCCCAGCTGGAGACCTGGAATGCAGGGGCCTCCGACCTGACATTAACTACCCCCGACAAAGAGACCAGGCAGGTGATATTCCTACCTGGCTCCATGCAGAAGCAGGAGTCCTTCAAGGAACACGGCAGGCACCCTGAATACCATGTTCGTTTCCTGTTGGCCGAAGTATGATCTGTCTGCCTGGGCGCGTCCATTACTGGATCATAGAGACTTCTCAACAAGCAGTATCATCAGGTCGTACTGGCACCAGCATGGGTATCTGTAAGCATTGTGAGCAGAGAAGAGAGTTTGAGAACAACATCCCCGACTCTGTACATGGCTTTAAAGTAGGCAATGCACGAGGTGAATGAGATCAAAGATTTCCGAGATAGATTTTATAAATTTTTGACCAACGATTGGGTGCATTTGGAACGCAAGGTTTCAGCTTTGGACGCCCAGGTCAAACTCGTCCTGGCTATGCTTAGTGTGCTAGTTGGGTTGATGATTTATACGGTGATGGAATGATAGGAAAGATAAGACCCCAGGTGTTGACCGCCATCCTCTGCGCTACCATTTTTAGTATGTTCGCAGCGTACTTGGGGTACAAGATGGGAGCCACTGAGATTCTGACAGCCATCGTTGGTGGTGTGTTTGGATTCCTGGGAGGCGTCAGTTTACGCATCATTGAGAACGAAGCCCCAGAAAGTGAATAGGCTATTGAAGGGCAAGCACCCCAAGACATTACTAGAAGTATTCTCAGAGGAGGATGACATGCCAGTCGTTAAAGGCAAGCAGTACCCATACACCAAGAAAGGGAAGGCAGCCGCAGCAGCGGCGAAGAAGGGATCGAAGAAGAAGTGACACCCAAGGAAGTCATGCAGAAGCTGTCAGAGTACCAGCTGTTAGGGGATGAGATTTACTCCCTGCCTGATAAGTTCGACTCTGCCCTGGTAGCAGTGGGGTGGAGATTCAATCACGGCCCCCTGGCTGTCTATGACAAGAACAAGGTGATCGGTATCCTGGACGCTGAGATGGGTGAGGACTGGGGAGAGGAGTTCTTTGACTTCAACATCATTGGCTCCTGGATAGGGGACAGCACCCCACTCTTCATCGAGTTATAAAAAAAAAGCCCCACCCCCGGTTAAGGGATGGGGCTTCTTGTTGATCGGTGCCCTAGTAGAAAGCCACGCCGTCCACCTGGGCCAGGGGAGCCAGGACTTCCTGGGGGGCAGCGGTGATGCGGAGGGTCTCTGAGGCGGTCTTGGAGGCCTCAGTAGCTGCCTCTAGGATGGCCGGGCTAACCCCCGCCTTCAGCAGTTCCTCTTTGAACAGCTTGCTGTTCTCCCGACTGGTCTCCGACAGGCTGATCTTGAGTTCGCCCACGATGACCTCGCCGCTGTCCAGTTCAGCCATGATGACCTTGATCTCGCTGGACGCTTCCTTGTCCACCTTGGTAGACGAGGCAGCTACGTCCCTGGCCTGACGGGCCTTGATCGCCAGTAGTTCTAGTACCGGGTGGTCTATAGTCATTTCTTCTCTCCTGCTTAAAATGTGCCTTTCATCATCATCATAAACTCTGTCTATTCTACTGTCAAGCCATCTCTCCCCAGTTGGTTCCCATCTTAGCCTCTACCTTGATAGGAACAGACAGCTTCACCGCCGACTCCATGATCTTGGTGGCCCACCATATGAACTGGGGGGCATGAGGGGCCTCCACTTCAAACATCAGTTCATCATGTATCTGGAGCAGCCAGAACCAGGGGAAGCTGGTCTCCTCCTGGCCCATCCTAATCATGGCTGCCTTCAGTATCCCCTGGGCCGTGGACTGGATGGGCATGTTGATAGCCTGCCTCTCCCCGGCACCTCGATACCGCTTCACAGGGCACAGCATCTCAGGGATGTACCGGAGCCGTCCGAACATGTCAGTGACATAGCCGTGCTTCTCAGCGAATGCCCTGGTCTGATCCTGCCAGGCACCCAGTTCAGGTCTCAGCTGGTAGTACTCTTTGATAAACTTTTCACAAGCCCTCTCGTCCCAGTCCTCCAGCCCCTCCTGGGACATCTGGTTGAACAGTCCATGGGGTGTCAGGCCATAGATGACGCCGAAGCCCATGGTCTTGGTGGGATACCGCTGCCAGCTGGTCACCTGATCCACGGGCACCCCGAATATCTGGCTGGCCGTCTCCGTATGGATGTCCCTGCCCTCCAGGAACAGGTCGATCATGCTCCTGCATCCTGTCAGGTGGGCAGCCACCCTCATCTCGATCTGGGAGTAGTCGATGGCTACCAGGAAGTTGCCCTCTTCTGACACAAACGCCTTCCTGATGGCCTTACCCAACTCGCTACGGGATGGTATCTGCTGGAGGTTGGGTTCCTTCATGCTCCACCTGCCCGTCTCAGTCCTGGTGACGTTGATGGTGGGGTGGATGCGCCCGAACTCGTCCACCTTACCTGGCAGGGTATCGCAGAAGCTGTCCTTCAGATGCGCCAGGTGCTTGTACTCCATCAGCAGGGGCACCACCGGGTGGTCAATCTTGGGCAGTTCATCCTTGGACACAGACGGCAGCCCTGTCTCTGTGAACTTGCTGGGGGTGAATCCCAGTTCCTCAAACAGCAGCTTCCGTACCTCGTTGTCGGAGTTGGGGTTGAACCTACGGCCCACCCCTTCAGTAGAGAATATAGCCTCTGCCTTCATCTCCAGCAGTTCAAGGTAGTGCCTGCTCAGGTTGTTCAGGTAGGTGGAGTCCAGTTTGATGCCGTTTCGCATCATCTCCAGGGCTATGGGCAGCGTCCTCTTGTCCAACTCGTACACATACCGAAGCCCTAGCCTGTCTATCCTCTCACTCAGTATCTGGAACACCCTCAAGGTGGCGTCGGAGTCACGGCAGGCATAATGCACCACCTCATCCATGGGGACATCCTCAAGCGAAGCGTCCCTCATCACCCCCAACTCCCTCTCCACCTCAGCCCTCTCCCTCTTATCGATGTTATGCCACCTGGCATAGGGATCGACAGGGCCATCCTTCAACCGCTTGCCACCCACCACATCAGCTATGATCCGCTTGATCTTCTTGGTGATGTGCTGTGGCTGCTTGCTGCTGGTGACCAGCCTGTTCTCCTTCTTGCTCCAGGAGGTATCCTCCAGCAGCGGTGGGTCTGGCACCTCCAGGCTGACAGCCTCCTCCAGGTAGGCCATGGCCTTGTCCTTACGGTGCCCCCCGATGGTCTCCTGGTAGCTGTCCATCTCCATGCCACACAACCGCCAGGCCAGTCCCTTCAGCCCCTGGGGCAGTCCCAGCAGGTAGGCCATGAGCATGGTGTCATCAGTATTTTCGGGGAGTTGGACGAACCGGGAGTCGTAGGAGTAGTTGTGGACGACGATGTGCTTGAGAATTGGTAGGTACTCCGGTACTCCACTGAAGAAGAGACCACCCCCAGGTACATCGGAGAGTTGGACACTCCATAGCTCTCCATCTACGGTCTCTGTATCTAGGGCTACGATACGCCCATCATCTTCTCCCTGTGGCTCACCGAATGGTTCCCCCATGTCGATGTACATCTCTTCCCCAGCCCACTCATCCTCCACCCTCTCTATTGGTTCTCCCCTCACCAGCTTACCCAGGATCTCAAAGTCCCCCTGGATGTGTCGCATCAGCCGGGTATCATGGAAGCCAGCGGCTGGGTGGTAGACAGGCAGTACCATTGCCCCGTCCTTCACAAATGGTATCCCGTGGACATGCTCCACATTAGTCTCGCCAGTCAGGTACTCGATAGCCACCCGCCCCATGGGCACCACGATCTCTGGCTTGAATGCTGCCATCTCCAGGTCGAGCCACCTGTTGGCACAGTACCTGGCCTCATCCACAGTGGGAGTCCGGTTGTTTTTAGGCCGACACTTCACCGTGTTGGAGATGATCACCTCGTCCCTGCTCAGACCAGCCGTCTCCAGCAGGCTGTTCAGGTACTCCCCGGCCTGCCTGGTGAAGGGCACCCCAGTCTCATCTTCATTCCTGCCAGGAGCCTCGCCCACCAGCATGACCCTGCCATTACCCAGCTTGGCAGGCACTGGCCCCTTGCACCCGTCTCTCAGGGCGCAGGCTGTGCAGCCACGGGTGGCCTCATACAGCCCTTTAGTCTGAATCATCTATCACCTCCTGGACTAGCTTCCAGTTGAGATCGCCATTAGGTTCTAACCCTTTCCTCTCCATGACGGCACCACAGTCTATGCACTTCCAATCATTCTCGTCACCTACCTCCCTAAACCTGCCAGAACCACTATGGCCTAGACACCACAAGAACTTGATCATCCCAACTCCTCGTCTATATTGCTGGCTATGCCCTTTCCTATCCCCTCCAGCTTGACCCAGTCAGCAGTTGGAGCATTCACCATCTCCCTGACAGTAGGCCACCGCTGCTCGATGGTAAAGCTTCTCTCCCACCCTATCCCAGGCAGTTCCTTTGCCACTCTCCGCACCAATGACGGCCTCGTTAGTAGCACGGGGGACATGGGGGCAGTGTAGAACTTCTTCAGGCTGCTATGGGCTTCTGTGTCAGCAAAGAAGTCGTGCATACCCCTGACTATCCTCACTGTCTCCCGGCTGGACTTGCTGTACTTGACGGTGACGCCCATCAGGTAGGTCAACTCGTTCAGGTAGGAGTCCACCCTCTGGTAGGACATCCCGGCCCTGATCCACCTGTTACCCTGCATGAACTCTGTGTCCTCACCGTCCTGGGTCTCTCGCCAGATGGCCTCCAGCACCAGGAAGTAGTGCTGGAAGCCAGCTTCATGTGCGCTCTGTACTTGCTGGACATGCCTGCCGTCATTGATGCAGGCCACCAGGTCGGAGAACTTCTTCCGCTCCCCGCAGACCCTCACCACCTCACCGTTCACCTTGCCGTGGAATATAAAGTCCCCATACGGGATGGGGACTGCCATTGCCAGGTCACCGAACAGCCGCACCAGGTCTCGATCATTGGCGGCTGTCGTAAGGTAGATCACGTTGACTGCACCAGGCTTAACAGCATCTGCATGTTGAGACCGCCAGGTATGCCACGTGGATCGGTGGTGGCCCCGGCGTAGAGGTGCTTGCCCATGAGGTTGGGGTTTTGACGGCACGCTCTTACCTCAGCTAAGAACACCGGGCCATCAGCGGTGTCCTCTCTGTCGGTGCGAAGGGTTACCTGAACCTGATGGGGGATGTCGTTCCAGCCCTTCATCTCAGGCTCCCCTGTGTTGAAGTTGTTGCCCATCTTATGAAGCAGGATGCAACTCATCTTGCTCTGATGCACCTTCCGCATGACCTCACGCAGGTCGGCGTAGGCTACCCCATACTGATGGGGCTGTACCTGGGACATCTTGCCGAAGTGGGCCAGCCTGCATATGTCATAGGCTTCAGTGAAGGTGTCGATGATTAGGGTGCCCTCATTCATAGCCAGAGCTTCTGATATCTTGTCCTGGACAGTAGCCCATATCTCCCCGTATCTCCCCATCAACTCCTGACTACTACCCAGCCTCTCTGGCTGCTGCACCTGGTAGACCATCAAGTCCTCACCCTGGAACTTGTGGATCACGCCCTCTGTGCCCACATCCAGGTCGATGTACATGATTGGCCGGGGTGCAGTCAGTGCCAGGTGGGTCTTGCCCGTCTTGTCAGTGCCCTCGATTGAGGCGATTATCCTGGCTGGTGCTGGCAGCATAGTGTTAATCCAGCCGCTTCCCAGCAGCGAGTCTATCTCCTTCATTACCATTTCTCCTCTCTTCTTTCTTGTTATTTATCCAGATACTAGGCATCTCTCACGTTCCTCAACATCACCCAGTTCTCGACCAGCTGATGTGGTTCAAACTCTATACGGTACAAGTGGAACGGGGAGTCAGGTGGCCCTCGCCGGGGGAGGTAGAGGATGGGCATCCAGAGGCTGGTGCAACCAGTCATGTACAGGTAAGCCATGGACTGGCACATGTACCTCCAGTTGTCCCGTGGATCACTGGGTGATGAGTGCCGGGACTTGGCCTCCACCACCGCTACGATGTGGTCTGGTGCCAGGGGAGAGGATAGGACACCGTCCAGGCTACCCACTATCCCATCAACTTCTCTCACCACCTGGGGTGTGAACTCCAACCCCTCTGCCCTGGCGCGGTCTATTATAGTCGGCCTCGATGCCCATTCCCATATCCTGCCCAAGGCCATGATGTTCCAGCCCTCTGGGCTTGGCTCCTCGTCCTCGTACCATTTGTTGCCAGTCAGCTTGGCTGCACGGTTGACCAGCGTCGAAACGTGCAGCCTGCTGTTGTCGCGTGGTTCAGGAGGGTCTGCTAGATCAGCAACCTCATTAAGACTTACGTCCATATGCTCCAGTTCCATCATCCCCTCCTCAACCTATGCGCTGAAAGTTTCCTTATCCAGCGTGATCCCCACGGCTGCCAGAGCATCGACCAGGGACTGGTCAAAGATGACGTTCATGAGTGCCTGCTGGTTGGTGGTGTCCAGGTTCTGGTTGAACGCCTCACCGCCCAGCTGTTGCCGGGTCATGGAGCCATTGGCTGCGATGCCAGCCTGCACCAACTCCACTGCCTTGGCTACCATGTCAGCGACTACCGTGTCAGCCTGGGTAGCAGTGGGAGCAGCAGTAGGAGCAGCAGGTGCCGTCCCGTTGACTCCAGGTAGAGTCAGCTGTCCCTGGGGTACGATCAGGGTGCGTTGTCCATTGGGTATCTCATCCCAGTAGGCCGACATCCCAACGAAGGTCTCGCTCAGGTTGTCTTTGATGCTGCCCTCTGGGTAGCCCTGGTTGACCACCTCAGTCATCAGCTTGTAGAAGTTACAAGCCTTAGAGAGTATCCCTCCCTCCAGCACCTGGCCATCAGCGGAGACCGTGTAGCGGTCTGGTCGGCCTATGCTATAGACCTGTTCAAACTGATCCCCGGTCTCGTTCTCCAGGGTGATGATCGCAGCCATCGAGATGATGGGCTTCTTGTTCTCATCCAGGGCAGGGGTGGGGTTGCCCTGTTGGTCTTTGGTCTGATAGTGGTACTCCCCGAACTTGGCAGCGGTCACTGTCAGATAGCCCCGTGGAAATGCTCCACCCTCAGAAGCCTCAGAAGGCCGTAAACTCATTGGTGCCATGGTTTCTCCTTAAATCATTTGTGGAATTAGATCGACTGACTGCTTGGACACACGCTCCTGGAACCACTTGGGAGCAAAGTGTCGGTACTTGGGCCACCACCAACGCCAGGCATCGTCGATCACTAGTACCTGGCATTTATCGTCAGCACTGC